AAACACCTTTTTAAAATTTTTCAAGAAATTTTTCAAAAATCCAAATCAGAGTTTCTGACTTTGACGTTTGTCTTTCCAAGTGAGGAGTAGAATGTAGCGGTTTCTCTTACTTTAACGCTAAAACATATAAATCTAATATGAATAGAACTGATTACAAAAATTTCAAAACATTTCGATTTTCGGTAACCAAATATTATTCTGGACTAAGTTCAAAATATAAGCCAAGGGATTTAGAGCGTACGATTCGCATCTTATGGATGTCTTCAAAATCAAAGCCTTTTTCTTCAACTGAACCCATCTTTGTGAAACTGTTTAATTACGCCTCGATCATCCGTCGCTTGAAGGCAACAGTGGATGTGGAAAGTGAAATTCTTAAAGCTAGAAATTCTTCTTTTCAAAATATGTCACAATCTAGACACGTGAAACTTGATCCTGTTATTGTGAAGAAAGTGTTTTTCCGAATGTCAAATGACTTGGGATTAAAAGGTCATCATTTTCGGGCTGTTCTACCTGAAGTAGCAATGGATAGTATGCCAGGCTCAACATCTAGTAGTTGTCCTGATTATATAACACCAAAACGACTTAATTTCAAAAGTGTTTCTGATCAATATAGTTACTGGTTAAAAACTGGTGATTGTTCGTTTTTTGATGCTTACATGATCGGTTTATCTTGGAGAACTCAAGTCTCTAGGTCTCAAAAACTGAAATATCGGTTGTTTTATCCACTTCCGCATTTAGTACAACTTGCTGAGAGATGCTTATTTGACGGGATGTTCAAGCATTTTGATAAGAATAAGATGACGCCTTACGCGTACTCAAACGTTTACACTGACTTAAGTAAACGATGGTTGAAATGGCAAAAATGCAAATTTATTTACAGCTTGGATCTTGAAGCGTTTGATCAAAGAATAAGTCACGTATTACTTGGTCATATATTTAATTTTTGTTCTATATTTTTGAAACTAAATGAAAATGAAAGGCGTATGTTTAATCAAATTAAAGATTATCATTTTAATGCCCTTATTTGTACTAGCTCTAATGGGGTAACATGTACTTTTAGGAAAAATTCAGGATTATTGAGTGGTTCAACACTGACGAATCTATTTGGTAGTCTTGTCAACTTATTTCAAATATATTATTATATGTTTGAGCACAAACTAAGTATATGTCCAGATTATGTATCTGTTCACGGCGATGACTGTATCTTAGCGCTAGATTCAAAAGTCGAAATCAATAGTATTGCTGAATACTATTTAGCACATTTTAGTGCGGTTATATCTGTTGAAAAGTCAGAAATATTTCTACCCGGTGATAAAGTATATTATCTAGGCCACTTCTTTGATAATGTAGGTCGTTACCTGCCAGAAAGGTATAAAATGCAACTGATTATGTCAGAAAACTATATACCAGAGAGTGTAATGAGCGCTGTTGATAGAGTATCTTCAAAATTCTGTTCAATATTATTTAAATGTTCGGATGGGTTAAGTGTATTTACTGAGTACCAAGAAAAACTTAAAACTTTACTTAATGTCACGAAACTTCCAATTGAGTACCGACTATTTTATGAGTGGGAGGGAACTTTACCGCAAGGAATTCGAAGGACTACTGATTGGATGGAAAACGGATGGAGACAACAATGATCTCTCCCGAGCAGGATCCCA